TCCATTTGTAATAGAGCCTTGAACATTTATCAGTTGGTAATTAGAAGGTAATAGTTCTTTGTATATACTCTCTAATTCTTTTATTTTGTAGTTTAATACATCTAAACTGTTTATTGTTTTTACAAAATCTTTCATTTTCTTTGAATTTTTAAATTGTTATTACTTGTTTTAATTTTACACTGCAAAGATAGGGCAAGATTTTTAATTACGTAAGTATTTTACTTGCTTTTTTATTTTATTTTGTTTAAAATATAACAAAAGTTTGTAAGTGTGTATTTATTAGTTAGTTACAAGATTGTTATTTTTATCTATAAAAAAGGCAAAAGGTAGTGTTATACCCTTTGCCTTGGTGAGTTACTCGTTTTCGTTTATAGGCTGCTCTATCTCGTACATTATAGGCATTCCTATTTCGGTGGCAATATAGTGCTCAATACGTGCACCTTTGCTTTCTTGCCAGCCTTGTAGCATATAGATAGCCTTGCATTGTAGCAGGTCGGCAATATCTTTGGAGATATGGGATTCCCAAGTGTCGTGCTCGGTAAGTCCGTTTTCTAAGGGGTTCACGGGCTCATAGCCTAATCTTTTCATTGCTTTGGCTGCTGCAGCAAAGCGTTTGCGGGTTTCGGTGAGGTCTGTACCGCTGATTTTTCCTGATATGTAGATTTTCATTTTGTTCACTTTTATAGATTTCAATTAGTTTGTACACAAGTGCTTCTTGGGCTTGTTCGTAAGTATTATAGAGAAAAACATCCGTATCCTCGTCTAATATTTCGAATGAAAAACCTTTATTGTTCTTATCTCTATAACGATAGGATACAAGCCCTACAAGATTCTTTTTTCTAAACCACGCTAAGACATCTGTCCAAGTGGGGATAATTGCAATCTTGTCAAGTAAATTCTTGTCAAGCGTTTCATATTTTAACATTCTAACCTCACCATAAAACACTACATTATAACCTTTATTAAGGTGTTGAACAAGGAATGGCTCAATATATTGTGTGTAATCAATAGCAAACGTACAAGGTTCATCAAAACCTATTTCTTTAAGTTCTTGTGCTATATCCAAGGGTACAAGCCAAGTAGGGTAGTTGTTATTTTTCATTTTTGAAAAGTTCTTTGTATTTAGAAGTTGTTATCTCGGTACAATCAGAAGGAATGGGGACATCTGTCCAATCTTCATCAAAAAAAAAAGCAAAAGTATTCGTTATTATTCTTACAAAAACCAATATGCTCGCTAAATCCTTCTTTCCAACCTATACAGGCATTGAGTTCTGCTTTGCTAATGGTTACGGCTTGGTCAAAGTCGGCTTGTATGGCTTTACCTTGCTTGATGTTCAGTCGAGGCATATATTCACCATATCTGACTTCCTTCCATACTTTGGTGTCTACAGTAGTGCCTTGGGGAAATATTACTGATGATATTCCTCCTGCTGCTACCCAATTTTCTCCTCGCCACAAGGTGAAGCCGTATTTTTCGGCTAATGCTTTTTGGTTTTCAAAGCAAACATCTAATTTGTCGGCTATCTTTTGAAACTTTTTGCCAGTTTCACTGTTTTTTGGTGTAATAAAATACATATTCATTTTTTTAATCATTATTATAGTTTAACAATTCGGGGTTTTCATATTGGTTTCCAATAACTTTTGCACGTTGCAAACACGAACGCCAAGCCTCTTCGTGAAGATTGTAGTACCCATTGATGTTGCCTACATCTTTGGCATCGATACGGCAGAATGCCATACATTCCTCTCGGTACACAATAAGGCTGTAACCTCCATAATCGTGGGCAAGAATATCGCCTTCATAGATTTCAGTGCCATTTTTGTCGTACAAGCCTGTGAATTGTCCAATTGAGTTTTCATCAATTTCATAATCAACAATAATATTGAAGACAGTATTATGTTGTATCAACCCTCTTGCCGATAAGAATCCATATACCCAATCATTATCCTTTTTAGAATAACCTGTTGTAAATCCTCTAAATTTGATTGTTCTCATTTGTTCATTTTTTTAGTGTTTTCATTGTTTATTAAGTTTTAATAATTCCGAAAGTTCTTTGCCTTGTGTAATGAGGTGATTGTAAAAGAATTTCAAAGTATCTTCTTTTTTGAACCTTCTTAATTTTCCGTCAGGGTCATTGGTGCTGTTTTGAAAATGCTCTATCAATGCCCTAATAGCACTATATTCCTGCTTATCTTTTGCCTTATTTTGCTCTTGTCGAAGTCGCTTCTCGGTTTCCGCTCGCATTAGTTGCTTGTCCTTCTCTGTAAGTGTGGCAAAATAAGGTTGTAATACACCTCGCTGATAGAGAGTATCATAAATAGGCACGGATAGCATAGGCAATTCCTTTTTTTCCTTGTACTCCTCAAAATGCTCATTGAGCCAACGAAGCACGTTTTTTTCTTTTTCATCTTCTGTCATCGTATTTTGTTTTTCGGGTAATTGTGAAATGTTAATGTTATGCGCTCGCTGAGTGTCTTGTAGCCATTGGCGATATTTCCCTAAAACCGTACAGACGTAAGATACGTCAAAGAATTGAAAATGCTCTGTCACGTTGCCAAATTCCCCACTTCTGTCCATCTGAAAGGCTTTGTATATCTCTTGAAAAGATAGTCCTGAAAAACGGCTAAAAACAGCATTCCATATTTCCTGCTTCTGAATGGGGTCTATTTCGCCTTTTAACCCTACAAGGGTGGCAATGCGAGTGAATACCATTCCGAATGTTGGGGCAATTACTTCGCGGTTAAGGTCTCTAAGTCGTGGATATTGGTGGCTTGTTTTAGCTATCGCCAAAGGTGTGAGTTCCCCAGCCTTGCATATTGTTTCTAATGTTATCGGCTGTTTGGCGACCGACATAATACTGCTGTTTATCACTTGTAGATTGCTGCTGTTGTCCGTTTGTAATGATGTTTCCATTTTCGTCTAAGAATATTTGATTGTTAGCGGTTGTTTGGGTTGATTGTGTGCTATGTAGCCAATCAGCCTCAAAACCTTTCCACTGTTTTTGTACTACTATTTCAAGCACGCTGTTCATATCCTGATTTGTTTGTTGCACCTGATTTACAAATGCTTTAAAAGCACGTTCGGTATTGACGGCTTTTTTTGCTTTGCGTATTTTGAGCCACTCGTCTACAAGTTCAGGAGTAAATCCTTCTGATAGCATTGCCTTTCTAAAATTGAAAGGAGGGGGGGCGAGCGCAACTGGGGGGGAGGTTTCTTTTTCAGCGTTTAAGGGCTGATTATTTTTTTCTCCCTCGTCAAAATCGACACACGCGCTTTTTTGTTTCTTTTTTTCTAAAAAAGAAATATTATTTACTTTACTTTTCTTTATAGGCGTTTTTTCCGAATTTATAGCTATTTCTTCGGAGTTTATACCTATTTCTTCGGAAGAAATGAGGGTATATTCGGAAAAAACAATATTTCTTCTGGACGCTTTACACATTGTTAAGTACCTTTCTTGTACTCCTTTTGAGGTGTAAACGCCCTGTTCAAACATCTCAGCAGAAAATAATCCTACTTTCACACAGTAGTCTAGTACCGCTTCTATAAACTCAACTTTATCCCCAGTTTGCTCTGAGACTATAAAGCCAAAATCTTCATCGTTAAGCACGTAATATCCATTGCGGTAGATAAAAGCCAAAACGCATATATAGACGCTCAATGCTCGCCCCGAATGATTTTTGATTAGTTTCCGAATCTTGATGTCAGAAAATATGTCCACATCTAAAGAAAAGTAATTGAAGCCTTGTTTTACGTTTCTTCCCATTACTTTTGTGTTTTAGGTGTTATGTACTTGTTAAAAAAAAACTCCCCTTGCCCTTAACTTGCTCTCTGGACAATGGCACGCCAAATAATAACGCTCTCCAAAGACAAGGGGAGACAAATGAATGATGTATTTAGAATAAGGTTGTTTGATTAAGATCGTCAATCATTCGTTGTAAGTTTCTTTGCATTTGGTTGTAATAAGAAGGCTTGAGTTCTATCCCTATAAAGTTGCGTTTTAGTCTCAAACTCTCGTGTCCCTCGCTACCTATACCTCCAAAAGGACTTAATACTGTTTCTCCCTCATTACTCCACAAGTGTAAGCAACGTCTGATCGTCTCCAATTGTAATGGACAAATATGCTTTTCGTCCTTCTCATCACGAGCAGATGTGTATTGCAAGGTATCGGAGTAGTTGATGTCATACCACACTGGCTCGGCATACTTTTGCCATAAATTCACGGGTAGGTAATTTTCTTGTTTCTCATCAGTATCTTGGTGTGTAATAGGTACAAGATTATCACCTGCATTGCGAAACACTAAGATATAATCAGGAATACCCGTGCGAGACATACTACTGTCTTTTTTGATTGTTTTATGAAGTAGCCCGATAGACTTGGTACGGGTCATCTCCACTACTGGGCTCTTCCAAATTGTTATTCTATCGTGGTAAATAAAACCCTCTTTTTGGAAGGACTGAATGAGCATACCTGAAAAGTCTTTAAGACCTATATACCCATCTTTGCCTTTCATTGCGGGCAAGTCCATACAATGTATGGCTACTAATCGCCCGCTTTTCACTACTCTTGCTAACTCTTTCACAAGGAATTGAAAGTGTACAAAAAACTCTTCATAATCTTGGCAGTTACCCATATCACGAATATCATCTGAATAAACGTATAACTCAGCAAATGGGGGGCTAAATATTGAGAAATCTATACTATCAGTAGGGAGTTTAGCTACCTCCTCTACGCAATCGCCGTGTATGGCTCTGAATGTAGGTGTTTGCATATTTCTTGGTTTTTAATCATTAGTTCTTGCATTTGTTTGAATTGTGTTTCCTTTTCTCTTATGCTGCTCATAACGTTCTGCATAGTGTCAGTAGTTATGATATTCACCGTTACATCACCTTTCTTTCCAAAGCGGTGCGAACGTCTTACTGCTTGGTAAAATCCTTCAAAAGAGAAATCGGGGCTCATAAAAGTTTGATGCAGACAGTGCTGAAAGTTTAGCCCGTACTTTGCTATCTGAGGTTTTGTTACTAATACTCTATATTTGCCGTCTACAAAGTCTAACAGCTTTTGCGCCTTTTCCTCTGGCTCATCTTTTCCTGATACTTCTACCGCTCCACGAATACCAGCCGTAACCTCCTTGCTTTCATCATTGAGTTTTACCCATACGATATGAGGCTCGTTATCAGCATTAGCTATCTCTATTGCCTTGGCTATTCGCTGATCTTTTGTACGCCTCAATTCTTTATTGAAGTCAGCAGCTGATACAGCCATATCGGGGAATAATAAACCATTGCTGAAATCATTTTGTGTGATGATTTGGTGCTCCTTGTAAATCACCTCTGATAAGTCATATCCTTGCATTGGGTAACCTATATCAGCAGGATTGGTAAGCATTACCGCCCAACTTGATATGAACTGATAGAACTTCTCTATTGCGTGTCCTTTTAATCGCCATTTGCTCGTGTGATCTTGATCATTGATAAAGTAAGTAGCGAGCATTCCTAACCTGCTTTGATAGCCTAAAAACTCTGAATGGTTTGCCAGTTCCATAGGGTCGTTTGGCGATGGAGTAGCGGTAAAAGCAAACTTGTAGGGGGTATTGTGGAAATACTCAAAGAGTTGCTTTTTTATCTGCCCCTCAAAGTTTTTCATTATCGAACTTTCATCGACGATCAGCCCTGCATACTCTTGTGGGTTGATATTGTGCAAATTCTCAAAGTTGGTGATCGTTACCTTATCAAGGTCAAAACCAAACTTTTCCGCTTCTCTTTTGGTTTGTGCTACCACTACCAATGGGGCAATGATTAACACTGGTTTATTTGTGTACCTTACGATTTGGCTCGCTGTCTCAAGCTCCATTACTGTCTTTCCCAATCCGCAATCAGCAAATACAGCGTGTTTGCCTTTCATAATGTTTTGGGCAACAATATGCTGCTGAAAAGGAAATAGTTTAGGGTTCATCGGTAGCGGGGTAAATCCCTTATGATCCTTTGCCCGTTGCTTTTGTTGCAAAAATTTCTGATACTCATTCATTTTTTGATTTGAAATTAGAGATTTGATAAAGATTTATGCGCACTCAATCTCATCTCAAATCGGGTTGTTAATTATTTTTGTAAGGTTTCAGTTTATAGTAATTTTCAAAGTCTATTAGCCATTGAGGCTTTTTTGTCTTTTTGTTTAAAAAGTTTAGCAGTTCTAAATGATACTTCTGAAATATGGTTAGCAGTTCAGTATTAGGCGTTTCTCCTCCCAATATATTCAGGCGTTTTTGCGCTATATGAATATCTTGATTAAGTTTGAAATTATGAGTACTTTCCTCTGTATAACCTCCTATCTCCAACACCCACGCCAGTAGCTGACAACAGCGTTCATTAGAAATTATATTAATTCCTGCTTCCTCAGCAGTGATTAGTAATGCCTTATAAAATGTTTTCATTTATTTTCTTGTATTGATGTAGTTTTTCTCTTTTGATAAAACGATTTACAGTACCCTTAGAAACTTTCAGTTTTAAACTAATTTCACGTTGAGACATTCCTTGCTTTATATACTTCCGTATTTTATCCTCATTTCCCGTTAGCTTAACTTTTTTTGAAAGACTTCCTTTAGGGCGACCTATAAATACCCCTTCAGCTTTTTTGCGGGCTAATGCTTCTTTGGTTCGTTGAGATATAAGTTGTCTTTCTATTTGTGCAGAAAGCCCATAAGCAAAAGCTATCACAGCACTACTTATATCGTTATCCAATCGGTAGTTATCCTTGATTGTCCAAATATTTACCTTTTTCTTTGTACATTCGTTTAAGATAGCCATAATCATCATTAAGCTTCTACCTAATCGTGATAGTTCTGAACAAAGGATATAATCTCCTGCCTTTGCTTTTTCTAAGAGTTTTCCTAATTCTCGTTTTTCAGGGTCTTTCGTTCCTGATATTCCCTCGTCTGAAATCCAACCATCTATTTTCATATTATTCTTCTTACAGAAGTTCTTTATTTCAAAGCGTTGGTTTTCTACGGTTTGCCTATCTGTACTTACCCTAATATATCCGTATACCATAATTATCAATTCATTTATTTTAGCCCCCGCTCACGGCTCGAACGTGAGTGCTTGCCAATCGAGGTGCACGATGGACAAAAATTACAACGTTTCTTATTTTACTTTAAAACTTGTTTATTCCTCATTATCAGGTTCAGGCAAATCAAGATTGAAATTATCCATACACATCTGCCTTACTTGCTGCTTAAATTCCTTTTCCCATTCATAAGTGCTTAACTTGGTGCTACTCACTGGCACTCGTTGTATCTCACCAGTAGCAGGATTAGGACGCTCCTCATAATTACACAAGGCTTTCAGTACATTATGAACCTCATTAGGAGGGTAAAACTCGCCCCAAGTATCATTGATAGCCTGCTGAATGATGGGTATCCAAACGCCCCAATAGAATGCATTTTGCTGTACGCTTCGTTTCTTGCTTCGCCTCTCAATGGTGATGTTGATATTCGTATCCTCAAATGAGGCTATAGCATTTTGTATAAGATTGCGATTTTGCACCAATTTGCCGTTTTTTACGTTGCTCGGAATGGTTATCTTTTTCATTGTTATTCATCAGCTTTTTCATTATAATTCGCAAACTGCCACCCTTGCGACATAAGTAGCTTTATATTTTCCTTTGACAAATAATTATCATATTTTCTTGTATAACTATCACCATAACCTCCTCCTGTAAATGTGTTTTGTTGTAGGTATGGTTTTATTTTATCAATTTTATCTGGTGTATTGCGCCATTCGCTTGACCTTTTATCATCTGCCGAGTCTTGTTCTACATAATGAAATATAACATCGTTAGTGTAGTCATAATATACTACTTTGAGGAATATTGTATTTTTGTATCTTTCCTTATTATACTCAACATATTCATTCGTACCTTCTCTATCTTTCAACTCAACATAGACTTGAGATATATAAGTACCTTTATCGTTTTGATATAGAACAAAATGCTTATCGTTATCCACAATGAATTTCATAAGTGTTGTAGTTTTTACACCTAATTCCTTAGCAAGACTACTGATATAAGGTTTTTTGTTAAAAGCAACTTTGTACAAATCAAAGCGCTCTTTTACTTCTTTTAAATCTAATTTTTTCATTTTGTCTCTATTTTGAAAGCAAGGCAGGACTCGAACCTGCTACTATCCCGATTGATACTTGCTTTTTTGTTGTTTCTTAATACGGCACGCCGTCTTGTGCGGGTGCTTGTCCGTACTGGTTAAACATTTGCCCCTGCTGATATTGCGGTTGCCCTTGTGGCGGGTACGCTTGTGCTTGTTGAGGCGGTGCGTATTGCGGTTGCTGTTGGTAACCTTGGGGATGTTGTGCATAACCTTGGGGGGCTTGCTGCTGTTGTTGTGCTACATTCGTGGTTTGAATGAGTTCAATTTTCCAACCTACAACCGTATTGAAGTACTTAACCTCACCTTGCGGACTTGTCCATTCACGCCCTTGCAGGTTAAAGTGTACCTTAACTATTTGCCCTATTTGCAAGTTATCCAATAAAGCGCAATTGCCTTGTGCAAATTGAATGATAATATCTTGTGGATATTGCCCATCGGTGGTGATTACCAAATCACGCTTCTGAAAACCGTTTTGCCCTACTGATTCAGTAGCAAATATTGTTTTAATTCGTCCTTGTATTTCCATTATTTTTTAATTTAAATTCAATTCCTTCAGATTTATAATCACATAATTTGTAAACAATGGCGAGTAAATCGTATAGTTTTTGATTTATCTGCTTTTTTTCTACTTCCTCTGGTAAAAACATTCTTTCAAAAATTTCAAGCAGACGAGCTTCCTCATAAGTGGCAGATATGTTATTTTTACCCTTTATCTCATACCCTTCATAACCTTTCCACTTGTCGTTAAAAACAATAGGTCTTTCGTGGTCTAATTCTCTTATCTTTACAATAGAGTGCCTTATTCTCATCCTATCATCCATGGAAATTCCTTTGTCTTTCAGAAATTCCATTATCTCGGATAGAATTTTATTTTTTTTAGATTCTCTTTCTTTTGCTGTGTCCATATTCCATATATTTTACTTATAAAAACTTCTACTTTTATGCAGCTCTAAAACCTCGCTGCTTTCTTTTCTGTTTGCCTCAATAAACGCCCTTGCTTGTTGTATGCTAAGGTGTGTATTGATATTGCCGTATGCGTGCGTATATTCGCCCTTTGCGTGCGCTTCTTCTATCGCCTGCTGTATGTACTCCTCGCAGTAATTATGCTCAATAGCGTACAAGTCGTAACCTTTGGCACTGATACCCTCTAAGTGTGCTGTATCAGTAGCGTGGAATATCTTTTGCCCACTATTGAGGAATATCCGCCAACCTACATTCGGTACATCGTGATAGAGCTTCACAGGCGATACTTTAAAAGCCCCATAATCGTATAACTTACCTACTTGCAGTACATCAATATTGTTTAAACCCTCCAACTTCTCTAAGAGAAAATCAGCACAAGCAATTCGCAGTGTAGGTCGCTCGGCTTGTAATCGTTGTAAGGTTCGCAACTTTAAATGGTCGCCGTGCTGGTGTGTGAGGAGTACAATTTTCAAAGAACGTTTTACATCGTTTAAGGCTTTGAGTGTAACGCCGCAATCTACCATTATTGCGTTATTGTATATCACGGCGTTACCCTCGCTACCTGAACTAATTACTTGTGTTTGTATCATACTTGTTTAAAATCTACTTGCTTTGGAGATGGTGTGCCTGCTGCTGGTTGCGCTATGGGTTGCACCGATTCAGGTTCAGTAGGCTCGTTTTGCTCAATCACCTCTACATCTATCACCGTGCGCCCTTGAGGGTTGTCAATATAGTTGCCCTCATTGTCTGCTTGGTCTTTTTCTATCGCTTTTTGCATTTCTACTGAAAGCACTCCATAACGGTTAAGTAATAGTTTTAGTACCGTCTTTTTTGCCATTAAGTCAAACTCGTCTTTCCAAAGACCTCTGTTTGTTTTAGCATAAGTTTTTGAATATTTAGAAGCGTGTGCTTGCAGTTGCTCAATTGTCATAAATAGCGATTGTTGGAAGCCATTGAGTAACTCAATGTAAGCAAGGTAACCGATAACCGCCCCACTCGGATTTTCACCCAAAAAGTCAATATGCCCAGTTACCTTGTTGCGCCTGATTTCACCCTCACGAATTTCACAAGTATTAATCGTTTTGTACTGCCCGCTACGAATAGCTAACTGAACAAAACCCTTATACCCCATTTGAAATTGAGGAATAGTGCGATTGGTTTGTCGGTCAAAGTAGGGTATTACATACGCATACCCTAAGTTCTTATTTAGTGGCAAATTCAATGCGGTTGCATTCATTGCGCATTTCATAAGGTCAGCAGGCTCGCATTGTGATAGTTCTTTATTACTATCTGAAAGGGCTAATAGGTTTGATACAAATTCACTCTTTTTTGCGCCCAAATTTTGCTCTAAGAATTTATCGGACTTGTTAAGGAAGTTCGCTAATGATTGTTTTTGTAATACTGGTGTTTCCATTGTGTTATTGGTATTGAATTTTATTGTTATCTAAGAAATCGCGTAACGCTCTAAGTTGCGCCCTTGTGCATATCACTGTGAAGCTGGATTGTACAACCTCATTATCATAATCTTGTACTGCTTGTGTAGCCTCTTGCACTGGTTCAGGTTGTATTGGTGCTGCAGGTTGCACTGGAGGTGCTGCTGGTTGCGCCTCATTAATTACTTGTGCTGGTGCTTGCAAAGGGGCTGTTTCTCTTGCTCTTGCTTCAGCGGCTAACCTCGCTTGCTCTGCTGCTACTCGTTGCGCCTCGATACGCTGCAATTCAGCTTCACGTTGTTGTTTGCGATATTGTGCATTCTGTATCGCTCTTGTAACATCAAGCGTTTGTTTATATTCAGTTAGCATTTCAGCTTTAAACTCGTCAGGTTCATTTAGGCTTTCAACGAGTTGGAGGCTCTTTGACACCTCACTTACGAAGCCCGCTACTTGCTCTTTAAGGCTCTTATCGCTGGCACTAAGTGTGATATTCAGTGGCAAGCGTTCAAAGATGAGGAAGTCAATACCTTGCGATTGGCACAATTCAGTGAAATACTCTTTGATACGCCCCCGCTTATCGTCTAACAAACGATTTTGCACCTCGTCTATTTTCGCTTTCAGTGTACTATCAGCCTTATCGTAATGTACCTCAATATGTTCTTTGTACGCTTTCTCAAAGGCTTCATAAGGAGCATTTACCTGCTCTTTAATATACTTGCGTTGTGTTTCAAAATCATCAAGTTCTTTGCGCAACATCGTGCGGGTGTTTTTCGCACTCTTTAAAGTATCTTCAGTTACCAACTGGTTATCAAGGTTCAATTCAGCAATCTTTGCCTCAATTTGTTGCCCTACTGCTTTTATTTGCTCATAAACAATAATAGGGGCTTGTTTCAGTGTTATTAATTCTTCATTCATTTGGTTTATGTATTTTAGGTTATTACTTTTTGCTTAACTTTTTGTACAACCACCCTAATAGTTGAAGATAGTTTGTTTCATACTCTCTTTTACTATCGTATTCGTGCCCATCGGTGCTCGTGGTGTAATGTACGATTATACCTGTTAATGTTTGTTCTACCTTGTCGATTTGTAGAATGCTTTCAAATTCATTAAAAGTCGTTTCGTTGTAAAGAAATTCAGTAAGAAATTCTTCAGCTAAATTAAAATCAATATTGTTCATTTTCTTTATTTTTTAGGTTATTACTTTTCAATGTATAGATTAATTGGAGATTTTTCTAATCAATTTGTTTATCTCATTACGCTTGATGCGAAACTCGTGCATAAATTCACTATTGCTAATCTCTTGTACTTCATACTTACTATCTTGGTATGAATCAGGCATTAGTAATTCTCTGGTATTAATACCCGAATTATCTACTCTTATCGCTGTTAATGATGAGTATTTGCTAAATACAAACTCTTCATAAACCCTAATACACCAGCTAATACTCTCATATTTCACTCGGTAGCATTTGCCCAATTCTAAGGTTGTTACTTGTTCTTTCATAGTTGTAATGATTTTTAATTGTTAAATAAACTGGTGATAGTCGTGTGATAAACTCTCATAGTAGCGGTTGCGCTCGTCAATTCTATACTCTTTCACAAGCCTTTCATACTCAGATTCAAGTTTATCTTGTGCTTCAGCCCATTGTTCATTAGTAAGGTCGTAGTATACCGTATGTTTACCCACTCTCTTATAGAGTTCAGACTCAACGCTTAAAACGCCTTTATTATAGCAACCTGATAGGCGCATTGTGTAGCAGCCATAATTGGCTTTTAAATGCCACCAGCCCTCGTGGTCGTTATCTTTTTCAGGGCGCAAAGCCGCTTTTAGTTGTTCAAAAATAGGTTTGGAAATGTAATCATCTTCATTCATAGTATGTTGAAGTAATAAGGGTGATACAAGACCTTGCAGTAATTTTTCAAAGTCTTTTTCTGCAGGTTTCTTGTCGCCTAATGCGATGTTAAACGCCTCTTTTTCAAACGGCGCACACTCATTATAGCGTTTGCCCTCGTAGGTTACATAGCCGCCTTGTAGAAGAATTTGGCTATTTTGTTTGGTAGTTTCGCTCATTTGTTGTAATTTTTCCATCGTAATTTTGTCTTTGTGATTTTAATGTTAATACTATTTTTAAAATTGCAAGTCATTAAGGCGGTGCTGGGATAGTACCGCTTTTTTTATTTGCGCTTCATCTTTCTCAATACTTTTCTTATATCTTTATTTCTCAAATCTTCCAATTGTTGCATACTTATCAATGTACGCCCACCCGAAAGATTCTCATTCCTTAGTGTGCCATCAGTTATCCACGTACGAATAATATAGTCCGATACGCCCAAGTAATCAGCTGCTTCAGGAACGCTCAACATTCTCTTTGCCAACTTGCGATACTCATACACCTCAATAGCCCTCGCAATCAAGTCCACCGTATTAGGTACAACCCCCTGCATTTGCCATAACTCCTCACGCTCGTTGGCGAATAGTGTATTAATGTCTTCATTCAATCGTTCTACTCTACTTAACATAGTTTAATTTGTTAATCGTTATCAGGTTCAAATGCTTCATCTTCCGTTAGTTCGATAATCTCTAAGAATTTTTCACGAACCGCTTCCGATTTGCGATAAAATCTTGTGTTTTTCTCTGCTCGCCACTTGCACAATGTCCAAATGGTAATGTTCAAACTGTCTTCCAATGCCCTCATTGTAGCCTTATCTTTTAATTTTTCTTTCGCTTTGTTTGTAAGTTTCATATCTTTTTAGTACTTTTGCCAAGTCAAAACGACTAACTCTTTTTACTATCATTTTGACGGTGCAAAAATACAAACAATGTTTATATCGTCCAAATAAAATACAAACTTTTTTTGTATTTTCATTAAAATATTTTACAACTAACTGAATATCAACTATTATTTTTTTAGAAAAAAATGGCAACCGAGCTAAATATATTCAGAGGAAAAGATATTGATGAAGTTTTAAAGGCATTAAAGCAAGCGGGAGAAGCACAATATGCAAGTGATTTGCAAGAAAAGTATTTGCCCGATTGGCAACGCCTTAAAGTAGAAGCTATTTTTGAATACTTGTGTACCAATAAACGGTATAACTATCGTTTTGAAGTAGCAAAATATAGTGTAGATTTTGGATATTGTTTGCAATATAATCCTAATGAATGGGATGATGATTTAAATAAGGGTGGGTTTGAGGCTTTTTGGCAAGAACGTGAAACCGTATTACAAAAAATAAAGGGGACGTTGTCCGATTACAACCTCCCCGTGGATACCACTATAAAGATATTCAGCACTATTAGTTCCCTTTTTTAGCCAACATCTCTTTGTGTTGCTTTATGAGTACCCTTAATGCTTGTTTCTTTTCTTTTGCTAATATAACGCCTTGTCTGCGTTGTATATAATCCAGCGCATCTCTATAAACGTTGTATTCATCCTTGTTACGGCTCAAAATGTAGTGTAAAAACACCTCTAATTTCTCAACGTACTGATCTAACTCATCATCAGAAACGAGTATTTGCCGTTGGTCTATAATAACTCTCGAATTGTTTTTACGATACAACAAGCACCATACAATTACAAGCAACAACAGTATAATAATAATATCACTCATAGTGTTTAATCTTTAATTTTTTGCAAAGATATGGAAAATAATTCAAATACAAACAATGTTTATATTGAAGATGTTCGTAAAAGGTTCAAAAAAGCCATATCGCATCTAAAAGGTGAACAGATTATAAGCACAAATCAAGATGTTGTGAATAAAATGGAAATCAATAAGACTTCTATGTCATTAGCTTTAAAAGGCGATGAGAGGTATCTTACTGAAAAATTCATTACAAAATTCGCCAATATATATGGGTTCAATAAAGATTGGATTTGGAAAGGAGAAGGAACAATGCTACCCAATGAAGTACGGAATACTAAATATACATTGGAGGACTTAAAAAAAATTGCAAGCGGTGATTTAATTGTACCCAAAGATGTACGCAATCCTATAACAAATGTAGATCCTATCCTCGCCGATGAAGCAATAAATTACAACGAAAAAGGCGTACCCTATTACAATGTTGATTTTACTAACGGCTTTATGGGAGTAATAGAATTTAATAACGTAAAACCCGATTATTACATCAATTACCCTCCCGCCAACAATTGTGATTTTTGGATCAACGCCACAGGGCAATCAATGCAAAACACCATCAACCACGGCGATATCGTAGCCGTCAAAGAAGTAGATCTTACTTGGTTTCCACTTGGCGAAATATACGCCATAGTAACCTCTAACGGTTACCGCCTCATCAAGCGCATTACAAAATCACGCGACCCCAAATGCTATCGCCTCGTATCCGAAAACCCCGACAAAGACAATTACCCAGACCAAGATATACCAAAACACTATATCACTCGCTTATTCAAAGTGATCATCGCAACTAAAATCATTAATTAGTAATTAAATTTAAATAAATATACCAATGAAAAAATTATTATTTTCAGTGCTCGCAATTCTTTCAATAGCGTTCGCAAATGCACAAGAATTTGAAGTTACCCCTGACGGACTTAAAGAAAAAACATCAGGAAAAGACTTTGTCGTTATCGAAGTACAAGGTAAAACAGCCAGCGAATTGTATAATAATGCTATTAAGTACATCAATATAATGTACAAGAATCCTAAAGAGGTTATTAAGGGAGATGTAAAAGATGAGTACATTAAATGGGAGACTTTTGTATCTAATATCGGTACAATTAAAAACGGTTTTATAAATGTACCGGCAGACGCCCTTATTACTGTACAACTTTCTTTTAAGGACGGAAAAGCAAAATACGAAGTTGTTAATCAGAACATATACAATAGTCAAAACAAAGGAGCTTTAGGAAAAGTAACCTTTAAAGGTAGTAAGTGGTCCGGGTTTCCTATATACGATGAAAAAAACAGCAACCTACGACAAGAACAACTAAAAAAAGATATAGAAAACTACTACAATTCACAAATTGAAAAAATTAAAGAATACTTAAATGGTACATCACAATCAAAAAATGATGATTGGTAAAATAACAAAGAGAAAGCCCCGCACGATCATACGCGGGGCTTTTCTACATAAACCAATAATATTAATATAAAGAAAAAAAACACTTCCTAAATCGCCAACACAACCATACCCCCAGTAGCAATATAAACCATATCCACCAGTTACTCATAACACTATTCACTTCTTTTGTTTTATGAGAAAAAGCCGTTGTGATCTCTGTGTTTCGTAATTCATTATTAGTTGTGATTATAGTATTCGTAAGGGTAGTATTCGCCACTATATGGCTATTGGATAGGTTGCTTTTAGTCGTAATCTTCACCTTTCCACCACTTACCCTTATAGTTTCATTATCGCCGTCTCTAATGCGATAATACACTAACTCTTTGCTATTACCCACGCTATCCTTATCGCTCTCAACTGTTACCTCGTACTCTTGTGAGGCGTGTGTATCGAGTTGCAAGGTTTGAGCGTTGTGTTGAAAAATAGCCGTACTATCCTTATACTTTATAATACGCTCTTTTTGGACTTGCTTTTGCTCGGTAGCAGCTACCTCTTTGCGTGTCCTGCAACCTATCAAGGTGAGAAACGCTAATAATAACATTACTATTCTACTCATAACTCTCTAACATTTTGATAATTTTCTTTAAACTATCTGCATAGTTAGTAGCGGTAGCATACCCTGCTTTTGCTACTTCTTCGGCAAACTTGTAAGGGTCAGCTTTCACAAGCAACGCTTTAGCATATCGCTTGTTTTTGAAAAAGAATTGAGCGTGGTCGGTAAAGCATTCTTCGGGCGTGTCATACTTTCTAAACCAGTCTAACACGGAATAAGTGTATTTGCCATCAGCTCGCTTCTTAATGCTGAATATCTTAGGAAATACAGCATTTGCACTTGATAACACTTCAGTAGTGCGTAACAATTGCTTTTTCTCATTCAGCATACTGCTGACAAGGTTTTTAGGTACTTTTATACCAAAAAAGTTATTACCAACGCCACGCTCTCCCCAACCACTCTCCAATGCAGCTTGCGCCAAGGTAAAGAGGTGTGATATACCCGTTTTGCGCTCAGTTTCGAGTGCAAAGGGTTTGTATTGCTTTATAAATTCCTTTGGTGTCATTGTTGTTCGTCTTCTATTTTGTCGTTATTGTTTAATTCTTCTGTTTTAGTACCATTGCTAATTTCATCGAAGAAATCTTTTAATTTTCCACTCCTCTCATAGTTATAGAGTGCTTTCATTATCCATTGTGGTGGGTACTTCCCTCCTGTAAGGACAAAAACGTTCTTCACTATCTTGCTTACAGGGTACATCAGCGTCATAAATTGTACTGCACTTTGAAATATTTTGCCCGTTTCCGTTTCATTAATAGGAATGCTTAATATAGAGAGCGATATATAGACTACTGCTATCACCATCATAATAGTAGCATTGCCTACAAGGAAGTTATGAATATTAAATGTGCCTGCTTTGGCGTGATAAATAGCCCCTACTACCATATTGAGGAGGAGTACAAAACTAATTCCTACAAAAAAGAGTTCATTTTGCTCCCGCCATACCGAAAAGTACGAATATAACAATAGTAACGGCACGCTCTTAAAGAAAGCAACAAAGAAATAGTACACCCTATCTCTTAGATGTATCTTATCGTCAAAGTAGAAGAGTAAAACCAACGGTGTAGCCCATATCGCTATTTTTATCTTGGCTTTGAGTAGCCACTTCATAAACTTATCCATTAGATTCCTTGTTTATAAGTTTCACAATAGGGTAAGGCGTAAGGCTCGCTACAATGTCCCACCAGTCAATAAAGGTGCGTTTGATGTACTTGTCATATAACTCTTTTGCAAGCCCCGCCAATAATACAGCGGCTAACGCTAAAATAAAAGCAGTCCCAACGCTCCAAAATTTAAAAAACAGTGCAAAAAATAGCACCAACATACAATTGCCTACCTTTGAATGCAGCAATTTGTCCTTACCTATTAAATTTCGTTTTAATTTATTCATAGTTTTTTTGTTTAATCTTCATCAGCAGGGCACCAATCAGTAGGGGTGTTGCCCTTCTCTAATTTTAATAACTCAAAATCACATTCAAAAGGAACTTGTTTTGTATGAATAAACAACAAAGTATATTCTATTTTTGCTGTAAAAGCAACCCCTGCTTTAATTTCTTGTGCTGTATCCCAACTCCCTAACCATAAAAAGAAATATGGATCTTCTGTCTTATAATTTTTAAAGGTTAATATATAAGTAGCCCCTATTTCTAACTTCTGAGATAAATTATAAGATTTCACCCACCCATATACTGAAAAAGCTTGTGTTATTCTCGGTTTTGAATTAAGTATTAAATTCTTTCCTACAAACATATTTCTTTCAACCTTCCTACTCATCGCAATATAGTCGCCCTCTCCCCACAACGCTACCATTCGCAACTCCTTTACATCGTTTGGCGTGGAAAAAGTTAGACCTACCACGTTACTCGCATAGTCTCGTTGTATAGAACTCACCACTACACCAGCCTCATACCCTAATACTTCAAATGTATTGCCATTAGTTTCCACAACAAGAACAAATGCCCCCTTAGTAAGAGCTTTCATCGTGGCAATATTATCGCTATTTGCTTTGTTTATCTTTATCGATAACTCGTGTACAAAGCCACCGCTCAACTTTTGTAAACCATTCAATTTAAAAGCGTTTGAGAGTTCAAACAAATACCCTCTCTTAGTAGGATACAACTGAAAATGAGTAATAACACTCTTATCATCATTCATTGCTGTATATCGCCTATCAATATCCTTGTAAGGTATCACCAGCACTCTATGCTTGAGCCCCTTTGTAGGTCTATAATTGCAATCTAATGCTATATCTTTTATATTCTCTATACATCTCATATCAATTGCATTCTCATTCTATGTTTATTAATTCGGTTGCTATCACCACACCCGCTATTACAACTATATTCAGGAAATAGTGTTTTATTTCTTTCAAGGTAACGCTCGCAATCTTGCCATAGCAAATCAGCTTGTTGCTTGTACATTGTGCGTACATCACGCCTTTCAGTTTGGCTAATAGCCTCTCCATCTTGGTTCACCTTTTCTTTAATCCCCATTGGCGTATCTACTTGATGCCCCACGAATATATAACGAGCGTATGCAAAGTATGATAACACGGTTTTTAGCCCTGCAAATTCGTACTTTTTGCCCTCAAAAGTATAACTACCCCCCTCAAGCAATAAAGTGTAATCTCTCACGGGCGTTTCGCTTGTCAAATCTTGGTAAAAAGACTCACAAACCAACCCCTTCAAGTCAAACATTTGTGCTTCTCTAATAAAGCGGTTGAACTCCTCATCTTTACGAAAAAGTGAAACACTCAGATACTTGCTACATTCTTGCTTATTAACTAATAACCTCATACTAATTTGCTAATTTCAAAAAGTCCATTTGCCGAAATATCTCTTACAAAACCATCGAATAACTCCTCGAACATCTCTTGTACATCTTGCCTTTCCTCCTGCATTTGCTCCTGCATAAAGATACGTGCCTCTTTCAAACTTTCCCCAGAGGTATTGCCTAATTTCCCTTCAACGTAATCAATCAGCACGGGAGGAATATTGCCGTACGACTTGCGTATATTGTTCGCTGTTTTTTGGTCAGCATACTGAAACATATCAGCCTTGATATTGCTCTCTATAGGTTTTATCAGTACGTTATTCTCCAACTTATCGCCCTGCATTTCCGTTTCAAAGTGAAAAACAGATTGCTCGGCTTCTACACCTATGCTCTTTTTCAATTCATCTCTGAACTCTTGTCTATTATCCTCGCTTTCCATTGGCGCAGTAACAACAGCATAAGTGCCGAAAAAGCCTTTTTTAAAGCCATTCCTTGTGAATACACTCGATAGCCTTTCACTCTCACAATCACGCAACACTACATCAGCCCACGCCAGCGGGTAGGTGTCATTCCTATCAAGGTTTAAGAAAAACACTTGCCCCTTATACTTATCCCAACCTCCTGCTTTTTTCACTTGCGCTTCTATAACATCAGGGCGGGGGTCGTATCGGTCAATAGCAACTAAATTCTTGTCCTTATCCTTGCTATTGGTTAGTTTATCCCAATCATTATATACAAGTACCTTGCCTCGATACTCATTACTGTCCTTAGCACCTAACCTGCAATTCTTGTAAGGCAACACTTGCACGCTTATCTTCTCATAGAAGCCGTTGTAATTCACGTGTACGAATGCGCCCTTATGTATTGCAATACTTCTGGCTACTTTCTTGAGCAGGTCGTTAGGGGTTTCACGTTTATCATTAATGAACAACTCATCTTTTCTAAATCTTACCCCTTGCGACCTTGCCAACTCTCTCTTTTCAATTTCCAATGCAAAGCCACGCCCATATATAAAATCAGCAATCACCCCCGCACAAGCACGAGCAGTGGGCGAACCTGCCACCAACTGCTCTATGATTGTCGGGTAATCATTGCCAACTCCATTCGCTAAGTACGGAAAGCCTTTAAACTTATCACTATTCGTGCGTCTTTCCTCTTTTGCTAATTCTATCGCTTTCAGCCTTGTCATCGTCTAATTTATTAATTTGCTAATTCGCCAATCAATTCCTCCCAGTTGTCAGGATACAAATCAAAGTTCGCAATCCTATTAGGGTTAATCTTCAAGTAACGCAACGCAATATCATTCGTTAGCGTGTCGTTGTTAAACAACTCACTACTACCAAAATCAATCGCTAATGAAGTAATGCCAGAGCGCAATCTGAATTTGCAAGGCTCATTATTGTCCTCCTGCAACTCGTCTTGTGTGTTTTGTTCAGCGTTACCTTGTATCGCTTCTGTAGGTTGCAAATCCTCCTGCAACTCGTCTTGTGTGTTTTTCTTTGCCATAATATTTAACTTTTTATATAATTTTTCTTTGCCCTCATTCACGAGCCTATTCCAATACCCGCTCAACTTATTACCACAAGTCGTGCACGGGTCGCTATCGTTAAATAAGTAAGCATAAAAGGCGATGAAAGTATTCTTATCCTCCCCCACCGCCTTTTCGTACCCACCATTGAGCAATTCATTTAAACTTTTTTCTGTAAAATTCATTACGCCGCCAGTTTTTTGTCAAACTTCTTCTTAGTAGTTGCGTAGTCAGTTTCGAGCCATTTCAAAGCCACGTTAGGCTCTTTCTGATTAGCAGGCGTTGCGATTGTAAGTTTGAAAGCCCCACCATTAGTGCGACCCTCGCCCTCAGTAACCTCTAATCCTACAAAGAAGCCTAATACATCAAAACTGCTCGCACCCTTTACCTTGTGTTCAATTACAGCCACCAATTGCGCCCCATTTACAAATTGGTCAATCTGTGCGTAATCATCAGCACTCTTGCCATACACTGTAATACCTATTGAGTGTTTATACCCGTTGAAATCATCATCTGAAATCTCTGGTTTAATACTCTCAGATATAAGAGCTTCCTTGAAATTATCAAAGAAATACCCAGTTTTGCCACTCTTCAGCACCAGCGTATTCATTTTGTTTTTGTCTGCTTCAATTGTAGTTGCTGCAAAGTCAATATCGGCTCTATTGATAAGCAAAATACGCTTCTCAATACCCTTTACTTTGTCGTTACAATCAAAGGTCAAATCTTTACTTAGTGCATTAATACATTCTGCCATAATTATCCTTTTTTTAATTTATTAAATTTGTCAATTAGTAAATTTGCTAATCTACTAATTGACAAATTCGTTAATTACTAAATCGCCATCGCCCCAGTAGTGCCAATTACACGTTGGAAATCCATTCTGTAAGCCGCTTTCAAATACACGTGTTCATCTTTACCACCAACATACTCAATTTCAATGTCATTGAGAGAACCCATCGAGTCAATACCTACTTGGCATTCCGATTTGTCCAACAAAATCACACGGTGAGGGTTATCCCACTTAGTGCCGTTACTAAAATCGCGGCGAATAATCTCATCAAACCAGCGATGTGTAATAACGGGTATACCCTCAAACTCACCAACCATATAACCACCCTCCATTTTGTCGAGTGTTAATTCGTTCTTGTACTCACTTCTCAAAAAACGAGATAGATTTGTAGCCATCGAAAAAGTGGACAAAAATATAGGTTTTGAACCATCGGCAAATGTTAGTGGGTCAGCCTTATCAATCAAAGCTGTAAAAGCATTGAATGCTGTATCACGTGCCAAAGCCGATTGCGCTGCAAATGTGTTTTGCGCATTCTCAGCAATAGTTACCCGTTTGCTCGCATCGGTAGTAACCATTTTAAAGAATTGAGTGTACAACCCATTAATTACGTTGTAATTCTCTTTTGCAACACCCGCCTTCAAATTCTCACTACCACTCCCCGAACCTACATTGCTCGCCTCCTTGTTACCAAAGAACACAAATTTATTGAAGTCCGTTTGAATAGCCTTGCCAAAACGCTCCGCCAAAAAGTTCACAAAGTCAGTATCCTCAATGTGTATTTTCTTAATACCTTTCTTGCTCGCCCATTGCAAGAACGAATTTTCCAACGCACTGTAACATTCGCTAATAGTAGCCCTTAATGCTACTGGCTCCCACCAGCCCGTGCGAACTGGTACATCAAAGGGTACAGGCTCCATACCGCACCCAGTATCCTTGCGTGTTACTCCCTCTACAGACCCATAATAGCCGTACTCTGTATTCGTGGTAACATTCTCCACAATTGTCAATGCTTGTTTTGCATCAGCATTGCCAAGCGTGCGTTCTTCCACCAAGTCCTTAATATCCTTGATATATTCCTTAGTGCGCTCCTGCTCCTTGATAAATTCTTTTAATTTTGTTTGTGCCATAATTCACCTTTATTTTTTACATTACTTTTTGTAAGACTCCTTTCTATCCTTTATATCCTCTAAGCTGAATTTTTTCTTACTACCCTCAGCAGTTGCATTGCTCGCCCCGCCATTGTCTTGCACCTCAAATTTACTTTGTCGCTTCTCAATGCGTTCAAACTTTTTCTGCAACTCGTCAAGTCTTTTAGAAATCATTCCAAAGCCCTCCATTACCGCTTGTGCAAACTCGTCATCGGCACTCGCGCCTTTGTTAGCATTATCGCCTTCATCCTTAGGAGATTCTTTTTCTTTAATCTCTTTGATAACACCCCCCTCTACAACAAGGGTGCGTTCATCCTTCAGCAAATAATCTCCATCAGCAAGCGGCTTTTCAGCATCCTCGCCTCCGTCAGTCTTTTGCTTCACTTTATCCCCAACAGCAGGCTCGTCCGCCTCCGTTTCAACAGTGATAATATCACCATTTGCGAGTGTTAAATCTACATCAAACAGCGATTTACCAAATAATGCCTTTACGGCACGTGTAAAAACACCTTTTTTCATATTCTTTTTATTGTTTTTTCTACCTATATAAGCCTCGTAACGACTAAAAAAGTCCCCTAATATATTAGGGTCTTTCTCCAAAATATCGAATACTTCAGGGTTTTCATCTAAAAAATCAGTGAATTTTACCCCTAAATCGCCATCTTTTGAATGAAAAAGACTATCAGTAGCGGCTGGGTCGTCTACCAAGTCCGACGAAATCCACTCAATCAACTCATGCCCGTCAGCCTCTTTCTTTTCCCCGCCCTCTTCATACTCTTCAACCACGTAATTTGCTAAAATAACAATAGAATTGCCAAACATTTCCGAGTTGCTTTGTGCCATTCGCATAATGTAATCATACATTGTAATACCACGACCCTCTACATTTGTATCTTTAGCTATATCATCAAGGTACAAGTCGCCAAAAAGTTTTTCATCCTCTACTTTGAAATTCTTATACCTTCCAATATAAGAGCCTAATGAGTTATTACACATCGTAGGGTGTCCAAAACGCGCCTTAATGTAACCACGTTCATCTCCCTTTGCTTTTAACTCGTTTAAAAAACGCTCTGAAAAGTATGTACCATTCTTATTCAACCCCTTTTGAGCCAATACAACACCATATATAACACCCTTATCAGTGTCTATATTTTGAGTTACCGATTGATTGTACTGAGGGTTTGCCCTAAATTGATACTTTTTCATTTTTTATTAGCTTATCATTCATCTGCAAAAGTACCTCACAATTGTAGTATATCGTTGCTAATCTATATTAGCAATCACTTATGTAAGTAATTTATATTTTTGCAAAGTAGATCGTTTGCAGTCTTAATATTTATTTTTCATTAAAAAAGCACGCTATAAACAGCGTGCTTAGTCCTGAGTTTTCATTTTTTTTGTTATATTTAAAGTTATTACTAAAAAAACACGCCTTAAAAAAGCGTGTTTTTTATTACCCAAGTTTTACCCCTAACTTTACTGAAACTCTCTATGTTAATAGTCTCAAAAGTTAGCAGGCTACTCCTGAATGCTTTCAGGCGGGGTGCTTTGGGACTTTTGAAAATTGAGTGTACCAACCTCTATAAATACCCCGTTATCGTCTTTGATAAATAAGGGGCGTTTAAAAGTGCTTTTCGTAGGCTCTATTAAGTCCCTAACATCTACATCAAGAACGTTTGCCAACTCAATAAGCACCTTTAATGAAGGATTACCAGTAATGCGAGCGTTTAATGCTTGGTAGGTTATACCTAACATATTAGCCAAATCGTTTAAAGCAATACCCTTTTCTTTTGCAATCTCTTTTATTCGTAACATAGCATTTAAATATTAGTTATTAGGGCGCAAAGATAGTAAAATAAAACTATACTTTTACATTAATCAAAAAAAATAAAAAAATAATTTGCAAAAAACTTTTGTATATAAAATTATAGTTTTATCTTTGCACCGTAAAAGTAAAACAATAATTTTAAACACTATGAAAAAGCAAGTAACAAATAACAGTTTTAGAAGCAAGGTATTTAAAGAAGCGCACCGCCTTTATAATGAGTTGCGCCCCGTGTATCGCACCTTTGCAAGTGCTTTAAAGGCTGCTTGGCAAAGTTACCGATTAAGACACCCTAAAAGAGGTAAAAAGATAGTAGCGAGCCCCGAACGTATCGAGCAAATAGCCCGTAACATTAACGCATTTAATACTTGTTACGACTATATAGACGGGGGTAATACAGCAGGCTATACTTGGGGTTTTTGGAATGATTTAGATAATAAATTGCATACCATATTGAGTAGCCTACACAAGCGAAGCCTTAACAAGGTAATAGCCCTTTGCACACCAGCACAAGCACAATATTTTAACTTAGTATAATAACTTAAATCAATATCAAAATGACAGCAACAGACAAAAAAGAAGAATTATACCTTTATCTTGGTTTACAAATAGGCTTTATAAAACCAATTGAACAAGTACTTAAAAACCTCAAAGAAGGCGTTTACGAATACGGTAGTGATGAAGCAATGAACATTCTAAATGAAAAGTTGCAAAACCTTACAAACTGCCTTCTTACAGCACTTAAAATTAATGTTAAGTGCCCTAAAATAGAGGGTACATTCAACAAAGAAAATGAAAAAAAGTTTATAAAATACTTTTCTTTCTTGCAAGAACAATACAACAATTATTCAAAAATTCTAAATGTCTAACACCTACGCCCTGAGCAAGGCGCAAAAAGGCTCAAAATATTAAAAAAAGTAGTTTTTAGGTACTACCTAATTTTTACCTAACATACATTTGCATTCGTAATCAATTAAACATTATAACAATGGATATTCAATTTATTCAAATCACACCCGCAGAGTTAAAAGAACTCATTAGAGAAACAATCAGATGCGAATTTATAGAGTTTGCAAAGGACTTTCAGCCAAAAGAGCCAACAGAGTACCTAACACGTAAGGATGTGGTAAAAATGCTTAATATCAATATGAGTACTTTGCATCACTGGACGAAGCAAGGAAAATTAAAAGCGTACACTATAGGCGCACGTGTGTACTACAAACGGCACGAGGTAGACGAATCTTTGGAAACATTTAAGTAACAAAAAAGCACCTAATTAGGTGCTTTTTCTTTGTCCTTATAATACGCCTCCCAGTGTGCTAATAACTTTTCAGCGTGTTCTTTTGGCGTTACTTTTATATACTTTAAAAAACTTGCCTCCGTTGTGTGTCCTGTTATCTTCATTATCGAAAGTGTAGGAAAATTCATCAGATATAAATTCGTTGCAAACGAACGCCTACAAGTATGCGAACTCACTAATTGCCACTTCTCGAACAATCCACGCTCCTTGCGCCTCGTGGTAGAGTTCATCAATGATCCTTCCACTACATCATTAAACCCTACACTTCTACATATATCCTTTATGAGTTTGTTAAATACGCTTTCACATATAGGCGTTGGCATTCCTCGTTTTCTAATCATATCCTTAATATGGTGATGAAGCGGTATTACTACCTTTGCCCCTGACGTGTTGCGCGTTTTTTGAGGCTCAACCTCGATAAACTTGCTATCAGGGTCAATAGATGGTAAATTCATAACATCAGAAACACGTAACCCCGTCCAAAGCCCCAAAATCATTAAATCACGTGCATTCTCTAATTTCTTATCATTAGAAAAATCAAACACTACCAACTTTTCAATTTCTGTCTCTGACAGTGCTACCGATATGCTTTCCTCCTTAGTTTTTGTAAAACTTTCCAAATCATCAGCAATCGTATACCCTTTTTCCTTTGCTTTTCTCAGCAACACCTTTATTGATGATACCAACTCACCTATACTATTAGCCGAGTACTTCTTTTCGTTCCTACAAAATTCTACAAAATCATCATTCAATTGCGCATTGTATTCAGCGAATTTAATTTGCTTCTTTGTGTAATTCTCAAAATCGCGCAAAGATACAAGCGCGAGGTTGTATAGGTATATCCTCGATTGACTATACTCCTTTCCAGTGTTTTTGTTAATCATTCCTTTGGCTGAAGAAACAAAATCACTTACAAAATCTGTGAAGTACTCAAACCCATTCACTACCTTATCTGGTTTAAACTTAACATCGAAAGCATTCTTTATCTTATTTCGTGTTATTTTTTCGCCATTCAATTTATAATTATCAATGAGAGTTACAAGAAAATCGTTGTACTGCATAATATGAGTAGCAATCTTTCGTAAACGCACCCCTTCAGCCCCCTTCCTGCTCTTTGGCATACGAGCGTTAAAGTCCCAATCGTTAGGGTTGATACATTCACCAGTGGAGTACTTAAACAATTTTTTTTCGTCAGCTATGTAATACTGAATGATAATTATTGTATCTTTGTCGCCGTTAGGCTCTTTGAGGTAGAAAAACATAATCCGATAATTTTCGGCAAAGATACAAAAAGGGTAAGTATCGTGGTAAGTATTTTTATAATATTTTTAATTTTAAAAATTAAAAACATATCAAAAACATTTGCACTACCTTTATTTTTATTATCTTTCTTAACTGAAAACAAAAAAGTATTTAATAACAACTATTTCACTGAGAAATAATTTTAAAACTATCATACAATGAAAAAAATCAAGTTTTTAACGCTTTTATGCGTAGCTATGGGATTGGGCAGTTGTAACAATACCATCCCTACCGATGCCTTACAAGGTGAATGGCAACTCGTTACTATGGGAACTACTGCCGTAACTGCTGAGGCTCAGCCTACCCTTCAACTCAATATAAAAGAAATGAAGGTAAACGGTTCCGATAGCTGTAATACCTTTATGGGAGGTATCACAAATATCACTGATAAAGATTTAGTATTTAGCGAATTAGCAACTACACTAATGCTTTGTCCAGAGACTACTATGCAAGTTGCCGATACTTTTGGCGCTGCAATGAAAAAAGTAGCTAAATATGAAGTGAACGACAAACAGTTATTGCTAAAAGATGACAAAGGAACTGTACTGCTCACTTTTACAAAGAAGTAAATCTCATATTATTGGTTAATAAATTAATTGAAAAGGCTGCACAGAAGAGCATTCTGTGCAGCCTTTTTATTAATGAATTATTATTAATTATCAACTGAACAATAGTGGTATGACTAAGAGCGCTACTACAGCTGCTATAATTCCATAGATAAACATAGGCACAGCCGTAACTTTTA